ACACAAAAACCATGATATTCAATAAACCATGATATTCAATAAACCATGATATTCAATAAACCATGATATTCAATAAACCATGATATTCAATAAACCATGATATAATAACTCACTAAAATATAACACAAAATTGCTAAAATAATAGAAAATACCCATATTGGTGTAACCGTTTTATGTTTGTATCCAACACCAAACTGGCGAAAACTACCGTCATAATTATACATGATATTTGGTTTTAAATAATGAATGAACGCGAAGACCACCAAAAATAAAATGATTGAAATGTTCACTTTATTTCTACGAATTAATCCTTTATTAAAAAAAGAGTTCATTGGTTCTATATTATCATTATTTATATTTTACTTTCAAAAAACAGACATTTTGTTGTTTGTTTGTTGTTTGTTGTTTGTTCATATGAAACAATCATTCATATGAACTAATTTTAGATAGAAAATAATCACCTATTTTTGTGTGGATGAGTCAAAATAAAATCAAAGATAATCACCACGAATGTATTCTTCATCGCCCCCCACATTATCATAAAAATCTTCGCCTAATTCTTCAAAATCATGATATCCTTCTTCCACAATGACTTCCTTTCCCACATCTTCGATATCTGTTTCAAACGGGTTGTTTTGTAATATTTCATCATTTGAAAAAGAACCGGTATCATTTTTCGACAATAATTCGCCACGTAATCGCTGTATTGATGCGTTTTGTTGAACATCCCATATATCCTTATCGTATTCAAATATTCCCCGTTGTGTTCCAATATTCCATTCATTCATTTTAAATCGTTTCAATAAATCCTCCACTTTTCTATCATCATCACTCATGTTCTCAAATTTCTTGGTAATTTCATTTTTTTCATTTGTTTTCAACATATTGACCATTTTAGAAATATCCTGATATTTTTTATTCGTAAGCGTTTTAGTATCATCTTGTGATTTCATAAAAGACAATAATAATTGACCAATCATTTGTTTGATTTCGGTTTGTTTGCCTCTACGAATTTCATCATCCGGAAGAGTGTTTTCTCTTTCAAACGGATCTGTTTCACCCATTTTGGTTTCTTCAAACCCACCAGTGGGTCTTTTTTTTTTATTACGCGAAGATTTAACAATAGCATGCAACAAATCATCATCTTCATCTTGTTCTTTGTGTTGTTCTCTTTGTATAGATTGTTGATATAGTCGATTTTTCGTTTGGGTTGTTGGATTGACAGCACACTCAATATAACAATATAATACAGACAACCAAATATGATAAAATAATAGAATGGATGTATTTTTGCTAAATAAATGGAATTGTGATTTAGAAGACTCGGTTTCAATTGGTATGTTTTCCATAAAAAGATTTATATCATATCCAATGCGTTGTATTTGTTCAAATATAGATTTTAACACGGGTTGGTTTTGAAATGTGCGAAACATTTCGACATCTTCTTTAATAAAAGAGGTGATATTTTCCACGTGTTTTGTTGAAAGAGCCCATGAGTGTGTGGGTATGTATGATTTGGAATCTCCCGAAAGAAAGGGTGATTTATTTATAATGGAAGACGGAATATTTTGAACCATTTGGTAAATCGCATTTTTGATAAATTGAATAATAGTATATTGATTTTCATCATACAACGAGCCATGATTTGAATCGGAACTTTTTTGTAAATCCGTCGCATTTTTCCATTCAGTTAAATGTTGAATAAAATATTCTATATTGTCAATTTCATTTTGCGGAGTATTTTTAGCATACCGATTCAAATAATCAATAATCGTATCAATCATTTTTTCATTCGTTTCTAATAAATAATTTCGCAAGTTCCGGGTGGAAACAATGAATTCTTTTTCTGCGGCAGTTGTCTCCATATTCAAATTGTCATTGGAATAATTTATCTTTTGCAAAGGGTTCTCACGGTATTGTTCTAAAACGGTCATTAAACGAGAACAAAACATTTTTGAAAAAACCGGATGTTGTTTGTCTTTCAAATATCCTAAATGTTCATAAATAATATCTATTCCACTTGCCGTTTTTTTTTCACTTGGTTTCAATTGATTTTCTTTATAGATAATTTTCATTAATTCATGTAAATGATTGACCCCAAACGTTTTACCGTGTCGTTTAAAAAAATAGATTTTATCTTCGATTGACATGGAGGATTTATATCCTGCGATTTTTTCGTGTAAAATGCGTTTTAGTACACTAGGAATAGGGCGGTTATTGTCTAAATTACAATAATAAATGAAGGCACGATAAATATTGTCTTCAATATATTCATTTGGAACATCGGGTTCTTTCCATTTAGTATATTCCGGGTTATAAAATAAAAAGGGTTTTGAAATAGATCGTATATTTCGTTGTGTCCGTATATTTTTAATAGAACGCAACAAATATAAATTGATCATTTTATCTTCTTCTTTCATGAAATAATGGAGTGGATTTGTTAAATCGTTTTCATTACAACATGCATTTTCTAAAAAGGGTATTTTACTGACGGTTTTCAACAATGCCGTTTTATTTCGAACTATTTCATTGATAATTTCAAAAATAGCAATTGTATTTAGGCGGTTTTTTACGGAATATACCGCAATATGAGAATGTTGTTTCTTATCCCCTTTTTTTAACAAAACAGTGGTTTCTTCATTATAGTCATTGCTTATTCCGGACAAAGAACCGGCGATACCGGTTATTTTTAAAACGGGCGGCATAAAATGAACCCATTTTGTCATTCGAATTTCGTCGGGAATTTCTTCGATTGTTTCGGGATATTCTTTTTTTTGTTTGTACATTTCTTGTATTTCAGGATCCATCAACATTTGTTCTTTTATCATTTTCATAATGGTTTTTTCCATGATAGTGGATTTAATTTTTTGTACGGCGTCCCATGGCGAAATGGATGATTTGGTGTTCTCTATAATACACGCTAAATATTGAATTCCAGTGGTATCTTCTTCACCTGTAAATGGGAATCCATTAAACGATTTCACGCAAGTAGGAAAGTGTTGTATTATTTTGACAGATGGAATGGATGTTTGAATCGCAATAAATAAAACGGAGGAAACCATTGTAATCATCATTTGATGTTTAAATGTTTCATAACTAATTTCCTTTTTTTTCACACCAGTCGCTGCCTGTTTTTTTCGTGAAATTTCCAATTGTCTTTTATATTTCTCTTCGCTAATGAGTATTTGATGTATTTTTTCGGTGGAATATCGCATAGTAAATGCTTGAATCGATATTTCTTTCAATCCTATATTTTGAGAGAGAACATGCATAATATTATAAATGATTTGAGTGGTTGGATCTTCATATAGTTTAGGCAATTCTTTTTTCTTTTGTTCTTCTATTTTTTCAACATTACGAAACACTTCTTCCACTTCTTTTTCAATGTCGATTTCTTCTACAAAAGGGATTCCGCCGGTTTGTCCTTCGAATTCTTCCCCCACAAAATCGATTTTACGAAGAACATATCCGCTGTATTTATCGACAATTGAATCCCCATCATCGCTCATCTTCCCATAAAATCGACATATTTCACTCAATTTAATAGAATAATCGCCGCCTCTCACGAATTCGCTCGCCAAAAAATAGATTGATTGAGGCAATAATTTTATATTTGTTTCTTTACAATAAAACCAATGTTTATCTTCTCCTTCAGCTAAAGGTTCTCTGCAATAATTCGAATAGAACAAACAAATATCATTTTGTTTTTTAATAAAATCTGCTTGAGCAAATATTTTATCTCGTAAAGACGCATACGGACAACTCATACCTACCTCAATATTTGCGTATTTGCCAATTTCATAGGCAATGTTATTTGTGCGATTTTTCAAAAAATCATTGAGAACCGCAATTCTTTTCTGTCGTTTGAATGCCTGTTCCACATCTTTTTGCAAATCGATTTTCATTTCTTCTATTGTTTTTGTAAAACGTTGATCAAAGGATTTATACAATTCTTTTTCGGCATTTCGTTTTTGAATGCGAACAGAAGTTTCGGTGGAATCGCATGTTTGTGTTTTAGTATTTTTATGACATTCTTTAGAAACATTACAAAAAAAGGTGTTTGTATCAAAAAAATCATTGGGATCAATATCCGTGTCTTTAACCCAGTTATTTTTAACACGGCGATAATATACTTGAATCGTTTTTATTTTTTTCTCAATTTCCATTTCTTCTTTTTGTTTTTCCGTCATTTTATCAAAATTTAATCCTTTCGTCAAACTTGGCACTAATTTCAAAACGGCATATTCACCATTTTGGACACGCTTCTTTTTATTTAGCAATGTTTCTGTCATTTCAACCACCATATTTGTTGGACAATCGTGTTTTTGAACAAGGTTCTCTTTTAGGAATTCGGTGAATTCTTCTACATTCATTTTCTTTTTTTGATCTTTATAATTTTCTAAAATGGAATACGGTGTGTCATCAAATTCATTGTCATAAAAAACATCTTCTTTATTATTGTCCATTTGCAATTCATGAATTGATCGATATGTTTTTGTGAGAAATCGTCGAACACAATCCTTGGATTTTATTTTTTCGTATTTCGACATATCCTCAAGCATGGGGATCTCTTCAATCCCGGGAAACAATTGTTCCGGTGGTAATAAAGAAATCATTAAAATAGAAATCATTTTATAAAACAGAACACCATAATCAAATGAAATCATAAAATCTAAAAGAGAACTTTCACCGGGGTATGTTTTTTCCTGGGATTTCGATGAATTGGTGAATCCAACCGGCGAAATATATTCTAAAAATGTTTTGTACAATTGGTCGTTCTCTTTTAGCAAAAAAATGATTTGACGACCACTTTCATTGGGAGAAATATTAAAATTATGATTTAAATATTTAGCATATGACTTCGAATTTAAATTCAATTCTTTTTTATACTCTAAAATATTACTGCTTATTATTTTTCGAATGCGATTGTACAATTTAAAAGACACATTATCTGAATACATTGAAAACGGTTCTAATTCATTTATATAATCATGAAAAGAGAACTTGCGAGAATAGATTCGTGATGTATTTAGAGAATGGTTCTCTTTTTCTATCATGGAAAGAATTGTATCGTTTAATGGAAATACACATTGTAAGAAATCTTCAAAGAATTTATTTTCATCACGGCGATTCGATAATATTTTAGAAACCACATTATGATCGAGCACAAATTCTTGGATTGTATTTGATGTGATAAACGCATTATCATCAAACTTGCGCACATTTTTTACATCGGTTATTACATGTTGAATATATGGAAATGATTTTAAAATATAGGATAATAAGAACGGGGCTTGATGTAAATGACAACGTTGTAATATATTAGTCATTGGTAAATGAAGACGTGAATATTCAATGATTGATTTAGGTAAAATTAAAACGGATTTTATAGAAAGTGCGTCGCTATTTTTACTTCTCGCTGCTTCCTCTTGATTTGTACGTTCTAAAAATCGTTTTGCGAAATTAGTAGGATTTGTTGTATTATAAGAAAGGGTTGATTGATTGGTCTCTGTAATATATCGTTGGATTCCGTATTGAATCGTAGATAAATAATCATGTGTATTTTGAGAACAACATGCGTGGCTATTATAAGATTCATTATTTGAAATAATTGCTTCTATGTCTGCGATAACACTGCGTTGATGACAAATTAATTGATTTAATTGACCCGGTGAAACAAAGGGTTGCATATTTAAATCGGGGTTATAATTTTCAATACGTGTATTCAAATCTAAATATTCATTTAATTGATCTACTAATAAAATATCATTTTCTTCATTTAAATGGTTCTCTTTATTTGATTCAAAATATACTTTTTTCTTTTGTTTTACAACGGGGATTACCCATTGTAATTTTGTGTCTAAATTTGAAATACGATCAATAATGGGTTTATATAAAAAACCATTGATTCGTTTTTCTTCTACATTATAATTTTTATCGAAGAAAGAGAACTTTTCACGTAGTTCTCGAAAACGATGAATGAATTTATTGAGTTGAAACATTACATTTGGGGTTCGTTGGAAATTAGGAATCGTCGATAAAATGCGTTCTGTTAAATCATTTAGTTGAATGTCTAAACCATATTTCTTTTCACTGTCGGGAATTTCTACCATTTGATAAATTTCTTCTTCATTTGAACCAAATAAATCATTTGCGTTCAAATACATCCCGTGCAACTGTTCTCTCACGTTTTCTTCTAAAGGTGAAACTTCCGGTGGCGTATTGATGATTAATTCCCCGTTTGAATTGAATTCCATTGACGGTGGGGTGTCTGCGTTTTCTAGAAATTGGCGATCTTCTAAATAGATACCTTCTTCTTGTTCCGTCGCATTTGCAAGCTGTATATTTTCTCGTGGTGCATCGCGTTTAATGATTTTTTCAATTGGCAAATCTTCGGGAATACCTTTATATTCAAAATCAATGTATATTGTTTCTTTTTGTGGAAAGGTTGTGATTTCAATACAATCTTCTTCTAGATTCGTGATACGACCGGTAATAATTGCGGGTATTTCGCCACCAAAATGAATATCTACCCACTGTTCTGTAAAAAGTTTGTTTTGACGGGCATAACCGGATACGTCGCTTCGACTTAATAAATATATTTCTGTAATGGTTTCTTCGCGAAAAGCGTGTGTTTCCGGGTCAATCGCGAGTTCTTCTTTTTTTTTTGAGGATAGTTCGATTAATTTGAGTTTGGATTTATCTAAATAATAAATATAAAATGTCTTTTCATTGAGTTCTAAATTATTGGGGGCTATGATTTGAATGATATCACCCAGTTCTAAATCGATTTTATTTGGTTGTTTTTTGTTTTTATCTTCGCCGTCTTCTTCACCGTCTTCTTCGCCGTCTTCTTCGTCTTCTTCACCGTCTTCTTCACCGTCTTCTTCACCGTCTTCTTCGTCTTCTTCACCGTCTTCTTCACCGTCTTCTTCACCGTCTTCTTCGCCGTCTTCTTCACCGTCTTCTTCGTCTTCTTCGCCGTCCTCGTCGTCTTCTTCGCCGTCCTCGCCGTTTTCTTTGTCTTCTTTTTTGGCTTTTTCTTCGCCGTCTTTTTCACCTATATTCCCCTTTTTTTTTACGTTTTCATTTTCTTTTTCTTTCTTCTTAATATTAATTGTATTTTTTGCACCACCATTTACAATAATTTCATTTTGATTGTGTGATAAATTATTAAAAACATCCATTTTATATATGAATCTATTTATTATATAATTTGAATATATTATTCTCAATTTTCCTTGTTTTGTTTATTGTCATTGAAATACAATGTCGAATAAGATAAAACAAGAGAACTAAGGGGGGAAAACATGAAACAAGAGAACCAAGGGGGAAAAACATGAAACAAGAGAACCAAGGTAAAACAATATAAAACTAAATACACAATGATTTTTATTTAGAAAAAATAAATATGGAAAAACAAGAACACTCATTTTATGATAAACATATAATTGAATCATTGAAAAATCGTATTGAAAAAATGGATAAAATTCACCACATTGAAATTCTTAAGATCTTAACAAAATATAATAAAATTAAATTAAATGAGAACAAGAGCGGCGTTTTTGTAAACATGTCTTTTTTACCCGTTTATATTTTGGAAGAAATAAATAAATATATTGAATATGTAAATGAACAAGAACAATACATACATGTAGTAGAAGAAGAACAAGAAAAATTGAAACATTATGTTCAGCAAACATAATGAATAATATTTGGGATATGTGATCGACCAAATACAGAAGAACCTGCCAATAAAATAAATATATAAATAGTAATTAATAATATAATATATTGTGTTCATTTACCATTTCAAACTTATTTTTATATAATAGACGAAAACTATTTTATGAAAAACATTTTATTAGCAATGAATAATCCCACTATAATTCAAAAACAAAATCACGACAATTTTTATCATTTTCATGTTTTTAATAATATGGATGATTTACAACGTCTAAATACTCACTTTTATAAGAGTGCACCACCGCCAATAAAATCAACATCCGGCAACATAAATATAAATCCTCTACATTCGACGGCTTCATTCACAAAATTAAAATCAACAAATATTCTTTTAAAAAAGAATGAAACAGAACAACAAATATTGTGTGATGCCATACATTTGACCGGGTTTCACGGGTGTCATCAAAATCCAAAAATAAATAATATTGCAAACCATGGAGACCAGCACAAAAACCAGACTCACAACCAGATCCACATCAAAAACCACGAATGTTTTACCCCCGAACATAAAAATATATTGTTTTGGTGTATTTATATAAAAATATATGGTTTGGAGGAATATAATGATCTTAAAATAAATGGTCAATTTTTACAGCGTTTTGTCAATAAAGATTCGGTCTTATCAAATGTCAACGGAACATATACAAATATCGAATACGCAGAACGAAAAAAAATAATCAATACTTTTCAAGAAAATACAGAAAAACGCAAAGAATCAAATATCAAATTGACCAAAGTTCTTATGACTGAATTATTATCCGGAATTTTAGCGGACGTTGAGACATCCATTAGTTCTCTTTATTTATTTTCTATTCATTACAATCAAAATATTTATTTGGTAAACAATGAAAACAGAACCTATATTAAATTTGGAACGAAATTAGTAGAAGAAACCGAAGATGATAATTATAAAAAAAAAATAGTTGTTTATTATCAATCAAATAATAAAAAACAAAAATATTATATTGATATTTCAATTGGTTCTCAATTGCCAAACCCCGAAAAAGAGAACTTTGAAGAAACGTATTTTGAGTTAGAAAGTTTGTTTAAACCATTCAAAGGGTTGTCTAATTATACAGTTGGTAATTTACATGAAATAGCAAATAAAATAGGGTTGGTCATGGAAAAAATGCCTAAAAAACAAGAACTATACGATGAAATTGTAAAACACATCACATGGAAATTTTGAGTTGGGTTTCATACAAAGTCGAGTCAATATTTTATTTTACCTTTAGTGTCTATTCTCCTAAACCCCCTACCGGAAGGGGGTGGGAAGAATAACACGTTTCTATTTGGCCCCATTTATGGTTTCATATAAAATATTGTTTTTTATATGAATCACTGTTTTTATTTTACAATATATAAGGTAAAAGCATCCCAAAAACCAAGACCACACAATAAAATTGAAATATAATAACCATTGGTTCTCAAATAGTATTATATAATTTATTACATAACGAATAAAGGATTCATTCCACAATCGAATAAAGGATTCATTCCACAATCGAATAAAGGATTCATTCCACAATCGAAATAAATTTCATTGTAAAATCAAACCGGTTTAACAAGATAGAAAAAAAACATTGCATATAATATAGTATTTTATAATGTCCTATGCCAAGGAAAAGGATGAACTCAAAGAAATGTTGTCTCTTTATATAAAAGGACGTGATTCAAGTAGATATCAAGTGAATGACCGCCAAGAAGATGAACTCGAAATCCGTTTTGGAACAAACACCTTTTTATCACGACCAATTACAAAAATCGACTATGATAATGTTGTCAAACAATTGTATCATTTAGGTTTCGAACCACAAGATAGAAATGTGAAAGGAAATATGATGTTGCGAATCCAAAATGAATTTACGGATTCAAAATCCGGTTATACGAAAATGTCCCAATTAAGAACCGAAATCAACGGTATCGATTTAATTCAAGAATATTGCAAAACAAATAACATACAAAATTTGATAGACAACCCTGCCAACATATATTCATCTTTTTCAAAAATCATTTACACTTTAAAAACGGGGGTAAAACATCCAAAACAGGATTATATTATGCGTCCGGTCAATTTCAATGATCATAGTTTTAGAGTTTCATATCAAGTAGAAGAACGTTTGAACAATAATGCCAATTTAGTGAAAGAAACGATTTCAAAATGGACTGGACAAAAGAAAATGTTTCGTTATATGAATCGAACCCGATTTACTCACACGGATTATCCGGTGTATGCCGATATTAGTATTATAAAATCAAACCGAACCACTAGAAACAATGTAACCGGCAAAAAAATACCTGTATTGCAATATACTGTGCAAGATGCCTTTTTATTTGACAATCCCGAAATGTATGAAATAGAATTCGAATTTGATAAATCAAAAGTGGGAAATGGCACCGAATATGACACGACAAATAAACTGATGGATATGATTTTTAAATTGGTTCGCATTATATTAGGGGCATTACAAGGCACCAATTATCCAATATCTTATGTGGAAAGAAGAGATATTTTAGAAGAATATTGGAAAACGGTTCATCAAAAACACGATTTGAAAAAACAAGAATATGAACTTCCTAAACGAATTACAAATCACGACTTTATTGGTCCGGCGTCATATACTTTACAAATGGAAAACATTACACCTTTATTTGAAGAAAACGCAGCAATTTCCATATCATCTATCGATACACGACCCAATTTAATAACGGGTCCAATAAAATATGACAAAACAATCCCGAATATTCGAATGAATTATGCGATTACCGACAAGGCGGATGGTGAACGTAAATTGTTGTATGTTCACGGAAACGGTAAAATATATATGATTGATACGAACATGAATGTTATTTTTACGGGATTAAAAACACCCCATGAGATGTTGGGGTATTCTTTATTAGACGGTGAACATATTCGCAAAGATGACAAAAATAATTCTGTGGAAATATATGCGGCGTTTGATATTTATTTTATTCATAAAAAATCTGTTCGTGAATATGCTTTTATGAAAAATGACAATGAAACAGATGATGAAATTAGTTCTGTTCAAAAAGATGCTAAAGTTAAACAAACCGAAAAACAAAACGAAAAACAAACCGAAAAACAAAACGAAAAACAAACCGAAAAACAAAACGAAAAACAAAATGAAAAACAAAACGAAAAAGAAAATAAATACAGATTATCTTTATTACAAACATTCATTAAATCATTGAATCCCATAAATATAACAAATGACACTTCTAAAAAAGAGAACACACCAACCGCATGTAATTTTATATTAAAAACAAAAGAATTCTATTCAAC